AGACTTCATCAATCTCATCCAAAACTACCTCAACACTCTCCAAGAATCTGGAGAAATTGACATCAGTAGAGTCACCGAAGCAGTCGAACAAATCAACGACCACATCGAAGAAGAGTTCTTCATCGATCAAACCGCAGAAGAAGTCGAACAAGACATCATCACGGGTCTCAACTTCATCTCCAAAAACGTCCAAGAAAGCAACTACGAAGGGTTCAACCAAGGACCTGAAGATTACCAACTCAAGAAAGATCGAGTTGTTCCCCCACCCAACTTTCCCTTATTTCCTTGAGGATCTAAGTGAAAAGAAAAAATGTTGGTTTACCTGTGAAGATCATGCAAGAAAATATGTCCAACGATACAATCCCCAATACAAGTTATACTGTTACACTGGAAGGTGATGATGAAGAATGCATTCTTCCTCTACCCGATGAAGTGTTAGATCAACTTGACTGGCAAGATGGTGATATGCTAGATTGGATCATTAACGATGATAACACTATCACTATCAAGAAAGCAGACTAATGGAACACCTATTTGTCTTTGGATTCATTATCCTACTAGTATGGGCAATGAATGCCATCGCACCAGTTAAAGATGCTATTAGACGATACAAATGAAACTCTGGATGCTAGGTAATCGTCTCACTACTGAGATGTATGAACGTAATCGTTTTATTGAAGAAGCAGAGAAACAAGGTATTGATTTCTCTGTGGTGTTTGCTGATGAAATAGACCTGATTGTATCACGCGATGACAGAAAATCGATCCGTTACAAGAATGACATTGTTAGTCTACCTGATGTTCTTCTAGCGAGAACTGGAAGTGGGACTGGTTATTTTAACCTCTCCGTCCTAAGACAATTTGAGCGTCTCAATGTGCCCACACTACCCAATAGTCAAGCAATTGAAGCATCAAAGGATAAATTGTATGCCAATCAAATCTTAGCACAAGCAGGACTACCTATCCCTAAAACTCTACTCACCAGATTCCCATGTAATGCTGAACTAGTAGAGAAACAAGTTGGTTTCCCCTGTGTTCTGAAAGTTATCACTGGTTCTCATGGTGCTGGTGTCTATCTCTGTAATACAGCAAAAGAGTTTGAGGATCTATCTGAATTGATCTCATCACTCGATTCTAAAACATCAATGATCATTCAAGAGTATATCTCATACTCTGAAGGTAGAGATCTCAGGGTTATTGTTATCGGTGGTAGAGTAATTGGTGCTATGCTTCGCACAAGCACTGATGGATCATTCAAGGCAAATATATCAAGAGGTGGTGAAGGATCAGCATACCAAGTAGATGAATACATGGAAATGCTCGCTATCCAAACTGCTAAAGTATTAGACCTTGACATTGCTGGTGTTGATCTGCTATTCTCTACTGATGGATACAAAATATGTGAAGCAAACTCATCCCCTGGATTTAAGGGATTTGAGCAAGCACTAGACATTAACATACCAGAAAAAGTATTCTCTTACGCTGCATTACGTTCATGACTATTACTGTCCCACACCCATACACTCATCAACCAACACCAGTGCCACATGACATCATGAAATACTGTGACGCATTCACTCCCCTATCAACTAGTCAAGAAGATCTAGAATACATTGATTGTGTATGGATGCATATGGGTTTCTATGGTGTGCCCAAACATGTCATGAAAGCAGTAAGAGATGAATTCAATCCACCACCTATTAGACCAGTATTTGACTAATGAATCTACTACAACGCTATATCAAATGGTCTGATAAGATAAACAAACCATTCTATGATAACAAGCATCGTATTCTTCTATATGTTGCACTATCACAAACAGTAATCGTAACAGTACAATTACTAACACTATTTCAACCAACAGATCAACAACAAATTATTATGATCTGTCGTCCTATGTCATATGATGAAATAGTCTGTCATCAAGTGTCAAGTATAGGAGATTAAACAATGTATAGTGTGCAAACATGGGATGAAGAATACCACATGGTAAGATACCATACTGTAGTAGATGCAATAGACTATGAAGATGCAGCACAAGTGGTAAAAGATCTAAACCCAGGACAAAAAGTAATAGGTGTGACAAGACATCGTGCTAATGAGAATCAATAAGGAAATATTAAGTTTTCAAGGTGCTTCCGCGTTAGTCATACCAAGGGTTCTCAATAGGGTAGAGGTTATTGAGAATCAATAATAAGAAATGGTTAATTAAATATAGTTAATGTGTTCTAATGATGACAAAGGTGCGGAGTCTTTGTTGTCTTAGCACGCAACCTATCGAAAAGTCAAGAAGCACTGTGCCAGTCCTCAAAGTGTCCTCAGAGACCCTCCCAGACCACCTAGATGCCCTATAATACTGTCATGAGGCAAGGGGGGAGACTTCGCCGTTTCTTCGCTTTTCTCAAAAACTCAAAAAGTCAAAAAACTGACTTTTTTAATAATTTGAAAAACTGAGAATTCTTAAATTCTTACTTTTTTAAGTTTTTGAGTTTTTAACATTTAATCATTAACATTTAACCACACACATGACGAAAACTTACGAAGATTTCGGTAGTAGTGCTATTAATAGTGTTACTATTGAAGAAAATGTAGTTAAAGTAGTGTATAATAGTAATATTAGTAAAGAATATACGTTTAACTGTGCAAATACAGAAGAATTTGAGGACAATTTGTGTAAAGAACTCATTGGTATTGTGAATAGTGAAACCAATGCTTCTGTTGGTCGTTTTATTAACCAACAGATCAAGAATCAAGTCCTAGTTGAATCTAAATAGTCACACACAGTTTGAGTAACTAACACCCAAGACAATGAGCAAGAATTACAATCGAAATGACCGCTACGATAAGTATAGCGAATTCGATAATGATTTCGAGGACTACGGATACGAAGTGAAGAACATCCGTAGGCAAACCAAAAAGAAAGTTACCAAATTCAAGAGGGAAACGGACGAATACTATGACACTTTCTGAAGTGGCACACAGGGGGTTGCAATGCGTCCCTGATGCTGTATTGTAGATAAGTCGTCAGGGATTGCACCTTGCAAACTATCAGGATTCAGGTTGAGACTAACGATGGTTGTGTAACTATCTGGTATGAAAAGTCTCGCCTGAAGAATCCTACCGATGCCATATGTAAGCGAGTGAATCAACAACTTTCTGGTCTCAATCTCAAGAGGGTTGAGGTTAGTCTTTCTCCCGCTACTGTCTGACACTAACTAACACAAACTCACAATGATTTACGACTCTGAGATTGTCACCGCTATCTATCAAGGTCTGGAGACCTTAGGTGATACTAACCAGATGATTCATGACTTCTGGGTGAGCGAACTGTATGATGAGAATGATGAACCCATTCCCCACATGTGGTCGGGTGACACACTCAAACAGATCGAAACTGATGTAATGGATCAGTTGTCTGATTATGATGCCCCTGATGTAGAATGTGTAATGGAGATTGATTACACAACTCAACAGTGAGTTAGTTATACAAACTGGTCGGCCGCGAGTGTGCGGTTGGACTAGTGGCACAACCTGACCCCCAATGGGTCGGACCCCGTGCTTATAATGGTTGCATACCAAACGAAACGACTCATGACCGCCAACAATGCACACCTGATTATCATCGGTGAGATGCTAGTTGCTGCAGCGTTTGATGACATGCCCAACACTGCTGAGAACATCCTAGAGATGCATTCCACCCCAGATGGCGCTGAGATGCTGCGTTTGATCGTTCGTGATGATCTGGGGGGCGCTGCTGATGTGGTTGCCGCGGCCTTGATGGACAATCTCTGAACTGCACACCAACCCCCCACAAGGGGGCATCCCTGCCTCTATACTGACTGAAGTTCAATCAAACACATGCGTTACGAAGTCCTAGTTCCCTCTGCCCCTTACGAGAGCGAGAGCACCTCTGATGAGGGTCGCGCCTACGATCTGTGCCTGTCCCTCGCTGAGGAGTTTGGTTACGCTGAGATCCGTCTCAACGGGCACCATATTGCAGACTACGGCAACCCTGCCACCTTCCTGGGGTGACAGTCTAGGAAGTGTCACATAGGGGGTTGCAATTGCCCCCTGATCCTGTATTGTAGTTCATGTGGGGGGGAATGAGACCCGATCTCTCTCTCCACACCTCAAACCAATTCTTTTCTTTCACATGACCCGCAAGATCGAACGTGAGATGAATGCTGCTATCAGCAACAATCTTAACTGGTCTAAAGCAAACACTCGTGTAGAGTTTGACGCTGACACTAACGAGAGCAAAGTGTATCTGCACGGCAACCACATCGCAGATGTAGGTGAGAACTATGTGCGTCTGTTTGATGGTGGTTGGCAATCGAACACTACCAAATCTCGCATCAATGCCATTCTCGGTGAGCATGGCATCTCTGGTGAGGGTATCTTTCAGAAGAACTATCAGTGGTTCATTCGCCTATACAATGGCACTGAGTTTTTCGTGACTGAGTTTCGCAATGGCATGAAGTTGGGTGATCTGCCCTACTCTCTGCTGCTCGCCTAGGCAACACATAGGGGCATCAATTGCCCCTTTCTTTATACACATTGGCCGCGGCAACTTGGCACACTATCCTATGCCCTACCTGCCCGTGCTACGGGGTGGGAGGACAGTTGAAGTTCTGGCACAGCAGACCCTCACCAGGGTGCTGACCCATGCCTATAATAGTCTCAACAGCAAACGACAGACCAAATGACCAACGCCATCGCCATCCAACCTACCGCCTGGGGTGAGTTCGATGCCTGGGGGTGCCAGTGGGCAACCGATATGCGCCACGCCTACCGCATCGCTCAACAGTGGGGAGAGCCCTGCATGATCTGGATGTGCCCCGTTCACGGTGCCCCCATGAAGTGGTGCCGCGCTGGTGAGATCACAGACGCCATCGCTGATCTGGTGTTCGGTTGCTGAACTGTCCACCATTTCCCCCATTGCCCCCCATCTGCTGCCATACTAGTCTCATGAACAAACAAATCGACCTCGCCGCCATCATGGCATCCTACACTCAACAGCACAACGCCATGATGGCACGGTCTGCCGCCAACCGTAAGGCATTCGCTGAGGGTCGCCCTTTCCCCTTCCCTGCCCCTGAGTGCCAATCCACAACCTGGCACATCAGCGACCGCCACTGAGCGGGCGACCCTGTAGAATTTACACATACCAAACGAACCGAGATCATGACCGCTTCCACCCTCTCCACTTACAACGGTTGGGCAACCTACGAAACCTGGAATGCTGCCCTCTGGATTGGCAACGATCAATTTCTTTACAACACCGCTAAGGCGTGTGTCGAGTTCTGCGGCGATAACGAGACCCCCTGGGATAAGTTCGTGCGCTGTATGACCGATGGGGAGATCGGTCGCCACCTCGTCAAGACCCGTGACGGGGTGCGCTGGGATTCGTGCGCCATCGATGCAGACGAGATGAATGAGATGATGGTCGATCTCTGAACCGCACACCAGGGGGGTCTATGTGCCCCCCCTTGCCTCTATACTACCTCAAGACAACACACCCCACACAGCATGGCAATCTATTCACAGTGCAGCGACCTCAAGACCCGCGAGACCATGTGGGTCGCTCGCAAGACAGAGACCGCACCTCAGACCCGCTTCGCTGGCATGATCAACCCCGCTGAGGGTTGGTGGTGGGCAGGGTGCTATGCTGACCGCTATCAAGAGGAAGCGATCAACGCCCTGCCCACATTCGGTTGATTTCTCTACACTAACTGATGACAGACAAGCAACTACAGAAGATCGCTAAGATCAACGGTTGGATTAAACAACGCAACGGAGCAAAGCATCAACTATGGGCACACCCTTCTGGCAAGATCATCACATTGCCGTATCGCCCTAAGGAACAAACAGCGATGCTGCTAAGTAAGAAACTAGCAGCGGTCAGTTAGTGACACTGGGGGCAGTTAATTATGCCCCCTATGTTATACTTAAGGTCGCCAAGCGAAAAACGTGGGTCCTTCCTAACCTACAAAAGTATCCCAACGACCGATAAATATTTCTGAAAACATCAAAAATAAAAAAAATCGCCCAGAAAAAAAATCATGGAAAACCGTTTTGAGAATTTCGACGCAATTTTGAATGACTTTGATGCATTCTGTGATGAATTTGAGTCACGCGCCTCAGAGGCATATTTAAGAGGAGATCAAAATAATGGAAGAGTTACAAAAGCAGCAGCAGAGTCTGGAGCAAGCACTCCTAGTGCTGTCCGAGAGATTGCAGAGCCTGGACCAACGGATATCGCAGTTGGAGCGCCCCACCTTGATGTACCGCCGCCCCTCGGAAACTGACTACGAAAGTCTCTCAGATACATTAGATTATTTGCATAATAATATAGAGGGCATCAAGAAAGATCTTATAAGAGTCGCGCAGTCAGTCTAATGCCTGTAAAGATTGTTCCAAACCAGGAAGTATTGACAGTAGGTGCTAACGCATTCGTTATGAAACCTTTGCCAACAGTGCCATTGTTTCAAGATATGCCTCGAATGGGACCGAATCCCATGTTATATGAGAATATCAACCCAGGGATGACGATTACTGTGACAGGAGGGGAAGGTTGCCCTGCAGGCACGATTCCCGATTTCATCACAAGTATCACGTTAGTTCCTGGGCAGGGTCCGACTGGCAACTCAGGTATTGGGAATAATATTGTAAGTCTTGTGCCGATTGCTGACAGACCTGTGCCAGACATCCCAGACTTTGCGATGTCGAGAGGTTGGGTGGAACCTAGGATAACATATGGAACTATCGCAGGATTTGCTCCTACGTTAACTCTCACAGCACCCTTAAAGGGTTATTACGGAGAAAAGTATTTTTACGATGCTGAGTATATTTACGCATCATACTATGCAAACAGTCCCGAGTTACTGGGAGATTTTTATGAAATTATTGCAGGTGGTGCGGTTCCAGATGTTAATCGACTCACTGCCGTTAGTTTATTAGAGGGTAGGAAGTTTTTGGAGTTAGGAAAGATACCAGAGGGGATCACCGAGATCACCACCGATATATTTCCCCCACCAGCGATTCCGATTAGGTTAGAGGACCTAGCGCCGATCACTGAGGGAGATGTATTAACAGAGGGTAGTGATTACTTAGCGTCATTAATACCTGAGATTAGTAGTTGGGTTAAGTGGCGTCCATCGTTCATTGAGATCATGCAGTATCACTATACGTTAATAGTAACACATACATGCCCACCATTTGTTACAACGTTTAGTGGAACTATGTTAGTGCAGAATAACTGGACTCCTGCAGCGAACCGACTATCATACTACATAGATAAGCAGGTAGGTTTCTTAGACACACCTACTGGAGAATTTGTTGTACCAGGAGTAGTTTAATGGCAACTTTACGTCCAGTATCTAGAATTGGTGATATTACCACAGGTCATGGATGCTATGCGCCTTCTGTTGGTGTTACTAGCGCCAAAACTGTTTTTGCAAATGGCGTATTAGTTCATCAACAGACAAATACTTTTACACCACACTCATGTGGTTCAGATGTCCACCCAGACGTGCTTGTGGGCGGTTCTGCTAAGGTTTTAGTAGAGGGACAACCGATTGCACGTCTAGGGGATGCATTAGCGCCTGGAGGGGCATTAATGGCAGTTGCAAGTTGGACGGTGTTTGCAGCAGGATAAATTTGTGGTATAATATAGAAGTCAATTGATAAAACACTATGGCACGAGCAAAAGTTGGTCTGAGCGGCAAGAAGATCATTGAGTCGAAACCCAAAACAACGCGACAGGGACAAAGCAAGAATACTAACTATGCTGCTACCAGTCGTAATTCTGCTAAGAAGCGTTATCGCGGACAAGGTAAGTAATGAAGGATTTACTGTTCATCTCACAGGATAAAGAGATGGCACTCATTCAGGAGATGTCATACAAGATCAAAATGTCTAATTGGGATATTCATCCTAGTAAGACTTGTTTCTTGTGCGTGTCTCCTGATTACTCTGGTATTGTAACTCAGCATCTCTCGCATTCATTGTCAATGGATCGAGAGATTTTTCATATTGAGGCAGTCAATGTGCCATTTCCAGATGAATCTCCACACCACTATAGAATTGATTTTTCAATTAATTTTCAAGAATGGATGGAGAGATGGGATAATTTTGTCTTAATTGAGGCAGGAGTTATCCGTGGAGGCAACTATAAATGGATTACTGATGTAATGAAGGATACTGCTCCACATAAACCATTTTATACTGTTGCATTATGTGAAAATGTAAATAGTAAATATAAGAGTGACTTAGTTTCACTATACTACGACAATTCCATCCAAGATTTACATTTTTGGTGGGAGAGACCAAATAATCATTGGGCATAGGGATAGCAACCCCGAAAAAAGTTCTAATCAAACTTTTCAAAGGAGAACTATGGGATTATTTCCAGTAGATAAAAGCGGTGAGTTTATCGAAGAAGGTATGGCACTGATTACCGAGACAGACAGTGATCGCCTTCTAGATGCCGCTGCAAAGCGTCGCAGATCAAAGATGAAGGAAGAACTATACCCACTTCCAGAAGACCGTCTTGAACGTCCTTGTGGAGGTGCTGGTGGTTTTGATGATTTTGTAGAGCGTTGGCACGAGTGAATAAATAATAGCAGCCTATTGCTGTGTCTAAATGCCGACCTTTCAGACATTCAAAGATTTGAGTGTTACCTTTAAGAAGCATCCAGTTACTGATGATTTAGTTACTGTAAAAGATAAGGCAGCTATCGTTCAGGCGATTACTGCCTTGCTTCTTACTGCGAAAGGTGAAAGACCATTCAAACCAGATCTTGGTTGTGGTATTCAGAAGTCTTTGTTTGAACCTTTGGATTATGCTACTGCTGGTTTAATCAGATCAGAGATTTATGATGTTCTAAGTAAGTATGAACCAAGAATTAATGTAGATAATGTCTTGGTTGTTCCTGACGAAGACAATAATGGATATGAAATTGAATTATATTACACTATTGTTGGAAGAGATGACACACCAGTAGCGGTAGACTTCTTTTTAGAGCGTACACGATAATGCCTTATACTCAGGTTGCTAATCTAGATTTCAATGATATCAAGACAGCTCTGATCGAATACCTCAGAGCAAATTCTGATTTCACTGATTATGATTTCGAAGGGTCTGCTATATCCACCCTTTTAGATACTCTTGCCTATAATACCTATTATACGGCGTTTAACACCAACATGGTGGTCAATGAACTATTCATTGATTCTGCCACCCTGAGGGACAACGTAGTAGCGATTGCGAAGCAGTTAGGGTATAGACCCAAGAGTGCCACTGCTCCAGTCGCCTACGTTTCTTTTACAGCAACCTATGGCAACCAAACTAATGATACCGAACTCCTACTGAAGAAAGGAACTGGTTTCATTGCAAACTATGATAATACAATCTACCAATATGTCACCTTAGATGATGCAAAAGGTCAGGTGTCAAATGGTGTTGCAACATTTACTAGTGTTCCAGTGTATGAGGGAACACAAGTTGTCAATACATTTACTGTCAATACTGCTCTTAAGAGTCAGAGATTTATTCTTGACAACCAAAACATTGATACTAACACCATTAGCGTTAGAGTATTCCCTAGTGGTGGTAGTTTTAGCGAACCATATCTTGTAGCAGATAACATTCTTAGTGTCGATGGAGACTCTAAGATTTTCTTCTTGGATGAAATTGAAGATGAGAGATATGAAATTATCTTAGGTGATGGAGTTCTCGGAAGAAAGTTAGAGAATGGATCTAGAGTAGAAGTATCTTACATGACCACTAATGGTCCTGCTTCTAATGGCGTCAAAACATTCATTTTCTCTGGTGTATTAGAAAATGCTCAGGGAGTATCTCCAACTAACATTACAGTCAATATAACGGGGTCTGTAGCGTCTTCTGGGGGCGAAGATATAGAATCTACCGCTAAGATTAAATTCAACGCTCCTAAGTCCTACGGAGCGCAGGATAGAGCGGTTACAGCGCAAGACTATGCTGCTATTGTAAGAGAGATTTATCCTTCAACCAGCGACATTATTATCTTTGGTGGAGAGGATCAGGTTCCACCCGAGTATGGAAAAGTATTCATTGTCCTCAAACCAAATGATGCTGCTTTCTTGACCTCGTTGACAAAACAACAAATCATCGAAAATCTGAAGAAATATGTTGTTGCTTCTGTAGAACCTGTCATTGTAGATCCCTCTATTCTCTATGTTGAACTAACTAGTAAGATTTACTACAATAGTCAAGCAACGGATAAGACACCTGCTCAGATTAGAGACGAAGTTATTGGTTCTGTTCAGTCTTACTTGGACACATCAGACACAGAAAAGTTCAATGGCAAGTTCAGATACAGTAAAGTAGTTGGTGTTATTGATGACACTGATCGTGTTATTAACTCAAACCTTACCACTGTCATGATGAGGAAAGATTTCTACCCTCTGTTAAATTCTACATCATATTATGAGATCTGTTTCCAGAACTCATTTGATGAAGATTGTGATGAACCAGTCCTGTCATCAACAGCGTTTAGGGTAACTGAATACCCAAATTTTGATGTCTATATCGAAGATAGGTCTGGCAAAATTGTCCTATATAGACTAGATAGCGTAACTGGTGAAAAGGTTGTCCTTGACAGCGATATTGGCGATATTGATTATGTGAATGGCGAACTTAAGATGTATTCACTGACTATTATCAAGGGAAGTTTCTTTGATAATCGTATCTCTGTAAAAGTAAAACCACTTTCTAATGATATCAAGGCATTCCGAGAGGTTTATCTTGACGTTGATGTTGCGAATTCCTCATTCACTGCATACAAAGAGTAAGTAAATGCCTGCTGTAAAGACCAAGAGAATTTCAACTCTGATTGAATCGCAGCTTCCAGAATTCATTACTAACGAATACGAACTTTTTGGTAAGTTTGTAGAGAAGTATTATGAATCTCAGGAAGTTCAGGGCGGCACTTTGGATGTTATTAGTAACATCCAAAAATATGCTGATATCGATTTCTACGAGAAAAATCTCTTAAAGCAGAACGATACTCTAGTATCAAACATCAGTCAATCTGATTCTACAATTGTAGTAGAAGATGCTCAGTCTTTCCCAGAAAAGAATGGGTATATCAGGATTGATGATGAGATCATTTTCTATGAATCTAGAACAAACACAGAGTTTTTAAATTGCTCTAGAGGAGTTAGTGGCAACACAACTCTTGGAGATCTTTATGACTCTACTAATTTTGTAAGCACAACTGCTGCATCTCATACTGCTGGTAAGAAAGTTCATAATATCAGCAATTTGTTTTTGTATGCATTTGTAAAAAACTTTGAGAATCAATACCTTGCTTCTTTCCCAGAGAAGTATCTTAGAGGAGAAGTAGATAAGAGAACTCTTATCAAGAACATTCAGAAGTTCTACAAAGCAAAGGGAACATCTAGTTCTATTGAATTTATCTTCAATACTATTGTTGCAAGAGATACAAGCAATAAACCTAAAGTATATAATCCTAGAGATTTTACCTATAAAGTATCAAATGCCGATTGGATCAATGTTTATGCACTGAAGTGCAAAGTTGTATCTGGAAATCCAAAAGATTTGATTGGAAAGAAAATTGTTCAAGAACCTACAGATGAGTATGGATATTCTTCAGCAACAGTAGATAATGTTTACACAGAAGGAACTTCTGATGGTGAAGTTATTTGGAATATTGTTCTAGCTCCAGAAACTGTAAATGGTGAGTTTGCAATATCCACAAAAACTAGACTAGAAAGAACTCTTTCTTCTACCGCAACAACTGGTGATAGAATTGATGTATTTTCAACTATAGGATGGGAATCTATTGGAGAAGTTCTTATTGGAGAAGAAGTTATTAAATTTGATAGTAAAACTATCAATCAGTTTTTCATCAATAAGAGAGGATCTACACTAGTTACTCACAATGCAGGAGAATCTGTATATAAAACTGCTATCATTAGATCTGGTGGCGTAGTTTTACTAACTCTAGGAGTTGTATATAATTTAACTGCAGAGTCAGAAAGTCCATATTCTTCTCCTGGAGATAAAATTCAGGTATCTGATCCTGGATTCCAAACTGCAGATCCTAGAATTGTAAAAACAGGAACTAATCAAACAAGATGGTTCTTAAATAATTGGCAACCAGTTTCATCTCCAACAAATCTATCTGTGCAGTCTTCCCTGCAGGGAATTCCAACAAATGTTTCTGCTATATTAGAAGATGACCAGTATTACTATATTACATCTTCTGGATATCCATCTTACAGTATTCTAGATCGTTCCGTTGTATCCGAAAACGTTCAGGATCAAAGACTTCTCAGAATTATCAGAAAACAACCAACTGCAACAACGGAAGTATATAAGACTCCAAAGGCAGATGTTGGTATTTTACTGAATGGTGTTCGTATCTATGGATATAAAGATAATGACAGTATTCGATTTGGAAAACTACAAGAGATTCGTGTTAATACTAGAGGAAGAAATTATGTAAAACCTCCTACTGTTTTGATTGATGGTGTTTCAAATAAAGCAAGAGCAGTTTTAACTGGATCCGTTGTTGATCATATTATTGTTGATACTACCGACACTTTCCTCACTACTCCAACTGTTGAGATTACTTCTGGAAGAGGAGCAAAGGCAAGAGCAGTTGTTACAGGCGGAGAAATTACAAGTATTGTAGTAGAAGATGCAGGACGATTCTATTCATCTCCTCCAAGAGTTGTAATCAGAGACAATGCTGGTAGAGGTAGATTTGCAGAATACATTGCCAATGTTGATTCTGATGGCAGTATTGCTGGATTTGATAAAATTTCTGGTGGAACTCTTTACACACAAGCAAATGTCGAAGTAGATATTGTTGCTGTTGGAGAGGGTGCTACTGCCACTCCCCTACTGAAAGAATGGAATAAAAATAGATTTGAGAAATATAAGTCAAAACTAGATAGTCAGTTTGGTTATGTTTTCGAGAACTATAATAATGTTCTTGAGTATGGTTATGGGCAACTTGCTAATCCTAAAGCACTAAGAGTTCAATTAAATGATAACTTGAACTATGCTGATACCGAACCAGTAAATAAAACTCACTCTCCTATCATTGGTTTTGCTTATGATGGCAATCCTATCTACGGTCCTTTTGGACATCAGAATCCTTTAGATTCACAATCACCTATTGTAAGGATGACTTCCAGTTATTCTTTGCGTGGTTCTCGTGAAGATGGACCTTCAGTGAGAGAGTATCCTCTTGGCACATTTATTGATGATTACAGATATGTTCATAAGAGTGGATCTTTAGATCAAAATAATGGAAGATTTTGTATTACGCCAGATTTTCCAGATGGAGTTTATGCTTATTTCTTGACCATTGATAGCAATCAAGTTCCCAAGTTTCCATATGTTATTGGTGATGGGTTCTATTCACTTCCAGTGGATAGTAACTACAATTCTCCAATCAATCAAAATGATATCCCCAAAACTGCAAAGAGATTTTATCTTCCTGGTATGCCTAGGAACGGTGAAGGTCTAGTTGCTCAAATTAATGAAGTAAAGACTGGATTTATTGATAGTATCCTAATTGATAGATCTTCAAGTAATTTTTCACCAAATTGTAAAATTTATTTTGATAATGCTTCAACAGAAGGTAATGATGCCGAAGCTTTAGTTGAAACGGTAAAGGGCAAGACAGTAAATTTCTTAGAAAGTAAGGAAGACAAAGTAGTAAAACTAACAACAATTCAGAGTGCTTACTTATTTGCTAATGATACATTAAGACAACCAGCAAGTGGTGCTTCAGGAAACATCGTTGGAACTGTTACTGGTGATAATATCATTGTTCTTAGAAATGTAGTTGGAACTTTTAATAATACTGGAACTTTCTCTGCTGATATTAAAACTTTCCAATTAACGGTAGATCAAGACAGCAATTATACAAAAGGTGCTATCTTAAGTCTAACTGATGGTATCAATCCTCCTATTGCTACGGCAGAAATTCTTGAAGGAACTAGCAGACAGAATACAGTAAAGATAAAAGTCTTATCTGGAACTTGGATAGTCGATGATGACTACTTCTTACAATCTAGTAATCTTTTTAATACTTCTGGATCAAAAATTGTAACTTTAGTATCTCTTAGTGATAACTTAGAACCATTTGAGGTCAATCAAAGTGTTGCTTTGATTGAAACTAATGAAGAACATGGTCTTGGTGTTGGGGATGAAGTTGATATTAGTATCTTCCCAGATGATTCCACCAAAGTAAAAACATATTACTTAAGAAAAAGACTATATCAAGAAGTAACATTTAGAACTCCAAAGAACTCTTCAGAAATTGATTATGATGGTATCGGAAGATTTACCATCTTAAATGGTGGTGCAGACTATACGCCAGGAGTATATGAGAATGTTCCATTAACTGGAGGCAGTGGAACTGGGGCAACGGCAATTATTACCGTTTCCAGTGCTAAAGTTGTCAATGATATCCAAATTCAGAATGGCGGAAGTGGGTATGCTAGAGGAGACTATCTTGGTGTAGATGATGATCAACTTGCAAGGTCTGGTGGTTCATTAAGTTCTTCACGACTTGCTGTTTATGTAGATCACGCTGGTGTTTCTAGAAGTTCTGCTTCCATGAGAGTAAAATCCGAAAAAGGATTCTCTGTTGGAGACTTACTAAGTGTTGGATCTGAAGTTGTAGAAATTTTAGCAATTAACGGACCAAATATCTCTATTGAAAGAGGATTAGAAGGAACAGAAGCAAAAGATCATTACAATGGCGAAAAAGTAAGTCTATACAAACCAAGATACAATTTTACTCCAGATTATAAAATTACTAATAATCTTGGCACTGGATATGTAAGATCATACAATCCAGATACCCAAGTAGCAACAATTGTATATGATTACTCAATTGAAAAGAGAACAGCAGAAGAATTAACTATTAGCACTACATTCTTTGATTCTAGTTCTCCACAAAGACTTGTATCTGTAAATTCAGTTACCGATGTAGATTATAAATTTGAGATTTCTGAAGATAATTCTTCATTCGTGCCAAATCCAAATATTGATATTCAGGAGTATTACAAATACGTATTTGATACTTCACACTCGTCTCTTACAGGAACTTATTTTGATATGAGTCCAAGTAAGAATTATAATCTTATCACATTAGAAAAAACTGCTTCAACTATTCTCCCTGGAAATTCTGGAGCATTTACCGAAGTTAAATTTGGTTTTGGTTCTAGAATAGCACAAAATAATTATACCACAAAGAGGGGAACGAATTTTAGCAATTTCTATTATTTTGATAGGAATGGTATTGTAAATTCGGAAGATGCTTTCTTAAGTATCATCGATGATCCGTTACAAGGTAAAAAGAGACTTAACTATGTAACCCCAACCAGATTTGTATATGACATCACAAGAAGTCCTCTCTGGGATGGATCGGGATCTATTTCATATACCACTAGTGGTCAGTTTGCTGTTGGTGAAATTAATTCCGTTAAGATAATCAATTCAGGTGAAAACTATAAAAAAGTTCCTTTAATTTCTGGTGTTGATCCTTCATCAGATTTCATAGGAACGGCAACTGTATTATTTGATACTACCACTAAAGTAATTACTTCCGTCAGGATTGATGAGTTGGGATCAAATTATGTGAATCCCATTGCAATCATTACTGATGGAGATGGAGTAGGTGCTAAATTTAAAGTTGTTCAGCAAAATGGAAGACTATTTTCTATTAATGTTGAAAATCCTGGAAGAGGATATACATATGCTCCATCAATTGTAATTGTTGAATCTGATGTAGAATTATATGCTTCTGGAAGTGAAATTGGAATTCCTAGAAGTGTTAATATTATTAATAATGGTGGCGCATACCATTTGGATAAAACGGTTTCATCTGAAGTATCATCACAATATACTGTATCTTTAAGAAACTTTAATGGTCAGTTCCAAAAGGGAGAAGTAATCACACAATCAATTAATGGAAATGAGGTTCTTAGAGCTAGAGTTTCTGAATATAGAAATGGATCCAATTTGTTAAAATTAGAAGGTATTACTGGTATTATCAGAGAAGACGTAGAGATTATTGGAAAAATTTCTAGTGCTTCTGGAACTGTAGTAAGAATTTTTGTATCTAAATTCAATACAAACATCACCAGTTTCTTTGATAACCTTGGATATTATAAATCAGATAAAGGAAAACTTGGCGTAGCAAATCAAAAGATAACTGATAGTTTCTTCTATCAAGACTATTCATATGTTGTTAAATCCAAAACATCAATTGAGCAGTGGAGAGATTTAATTAAATCAACAACTCACCCTGCTGGATTTAAACTATTCGGTCAGGTTGACGTAGAAACATCAGCAAATACAGAGATGCCTGTTGCTGGTGATAGAAAAGCAGATACATTTACCACCATTCAACTCTGGGATCCAGAGAAAAACAAGATTACTAGTGATATCAAACATAGAGTAGTAACTCAAACTGTGCAGAAAGTAGAAAACACTAGAATCCGCAAAGGACAAGGTTCTGCTGCAACATCAGAGTTCAACTTTAATGAAACTCGTGCTTTCTCTTTCACTCTTGCTGCACCATTTGATGGTTACTTTGATGGTGATGGAAGACTAAGAGGAACAACTATCTTCCAAGTTCTTGATGATTTTAATAGACCATTTACTCCTATTAGTGCTGAAAGTTTAATTGTAACTCTCGATGGTATTATTCAAGAACCTGGGGTAGCATATACTGTAAATCAAGATAAAATTATATTTGCCGCTCCACCACTTGGACCTGGAGTAAAATTAACAGGACAAAGTTCTTCTGATACTACACCATACAAAGGAACTGCATTTTTAGGAAGAGCATTCTACTTCAGAAGAAATGAGTATAACTCAAGATATATCAGAAAGATAAGAAATATTTTCCAAAGAAATGGAAGATGGATAGATGCCGCTAATCAAATTGAAAGAAATGCACAGTTTATTATCGAAGAAGCGGTTGGATATGGAAAACAATATTATCCATCATTAGATTGGAGCACCAAGTTAGATGATTATCAATTTGACATTGGATACATTCTTGACGCTTATCAACATGATTTGAGATTTGGCGGTAACGCAAAAACTGTAGATTACGCAAATATTTTTAATACTGCTGATTATATCACAAAAAACAAATCTGCTTCCTTAGATATCTTTAAGTATGCAACCAAATTAGCAAAATCTGCTATTAGAAATTGGGATTATATTGATGAGAATGTAACTTACATTCAGGGTTCTAAACAAATTAATGTTTCTTCCACTGAAAATCTAGTTATAGGAATGCATGTCAGTTCTGGTAGAGCATATCCAGTAGGAACTAAAATTGTTTCTATTGATGGTCCTACAACTGTAACACTATCAAATGCAGCATTAGTAAATTCTGGTGTTGGACCTGGAGGTGCTGCAGCTGGTATTACAACTTTATCTGGATCTACAGGAGGAAGTAATCTAGGACTACCAACCAATACAGGCGCTGTTAATCCTGGAGATACTTTTGCTGTGGAACCAGGAGATATACTTTCTGCTCCACTATCTTTCTCTGGTGTAGAAAGTGCCACTTTCTTCTTAAGTGGTATTAATAATGGAACTTTCTATGATGCATCAAATCTAATATCACAAAATAAAAAATATTTACAGGAAGAAGTAAGTGAGTATATTTACGCAAATTATGCTCTCCCATCTGGAGATAAGGCAAAGTGTTATCGTGATCTTGGATTCTTAATTGATGCTGTTGTATATCACTTAAGATTCGGCGGCAATGAAAGAGTTGTTAATTTTGCTCAACTTTATTATACAAATAGAGGTTATCCATATGGTGAAGAATTAACTTCTATCAATAGAAATGCAACTGAAACTGCAGCTGCAATTGCTGCTTGGGATCAATTAGCAGTTCTTATGAATTCTGCTATGAGAAATACTCTTGGTGCGGGAACTTATACATCTATATCACCATTTGCAGATCCTTCTGTTGCTGCTGATAGTCAATTCCCATATTGTGTTGAAGTTGAGTCGGCAATTAATACTATGATTGATATTGTAAAAGATATTCTTGCAAATGGAACTGGGGTTGTTGAAGTAGCAAGGAAAAATGAAAACAAAACAGGATATTGGTCCTCTACTACAACTTACTCAAACTATAATATCATCTTAGATCCTCAACTTAATGCAAAAGAGTGCGAAGATGTTATCTCTTCAATGAATTTGTTGTATACAAATCTAAATGACACATTAAACAAGGTTTTGGTTACAAAAACTTTACCAGACTTTATAGACGGAGAAACAACAGAATTTGATCTATTCTGGGATAATGGAGATCCAGTAATTACAGAACAGGATGAAAGATTGCTATTGACAATTAATGCAGTCCTTCAAGAAACAAAATACAATGCTTCATATCCTGGTGATGACTCTTACTACATTGATAGAACAGTAGTTCCTAACAAACTAGTATTTGATGTTGCTCCTATTTGGGATCAATATGAAGGGGCAAAGACTTTAGGAGAACCAACTGCAGTTGAGAAAGTATCTGGAGTTGGTATTGGAAATTATAAGAGACTTACTATTGATTCTTTCCTAGTTAACAATATCAGAAAAGGTCCATTCTTAATTCTAGACTTAGAAGATTTAACGGTTGTTAATGTAGAGCAACCAGACTTCTTGCTGGTTTTTGTAGATGGTGTCCTCCAGAAAGAAGGAGTATCCTATACTGTTTCTGGTCCTAATATCTTCTTCGAGTTCCCAGTAACGGAACAAATGAAGGTTGATATGAGATATCTCTATGGCAGAGATGTTGGACAGATTCTTAATATCTTTGACTATAATCCAGATGCATATTACGCTAAATCAGAAATAGTATTAAACACCACTGGCGGTGTAGAACAATTTATCAACAAGTCTTGGATGGGTCTAAAAGCTGGATCACCAATACAAATATTCCAGTTTAATCTAAATGGCACTCGTAATATTATTGGAACAATACTTGATTATAAGATAAATGGAAATATCGTAACCTTAAAGTGTTTTGGTAATTCTGCAGAACTACTTCAAGGAACTGATGTTTATATTTGCGTTTCTGGAAGTTATGATACTCTTTATACTGTAATTACACTCGATTCTTCTGGATCTAGTATTACATATGAAAGAGATGAAGATGATAGGTTATTATTAAGCGGTCTAGATCAAGTCTGGAGAGGAACATTCTTCAGAAGATGGTATAGAAATCCATTCATTAGTCTTTCGAATAATACTCAAATCAGAGTAGAGGGCGAAGATACTTTTAGAAGAATTAAAACACTTCCATCGGTTCTTACTAGTAAAGAGCAAAGACTGCAGCAACAAGTATCTAATTCGTATTTTGGTCAGGTAGATATTGAGTCATATAATGGCACTACCAGAGGTGAAGGATTAAGTATTGTTGCAAAAATAGAAAATGGTGTTGTTGTAGATCTTGACTGGAATCAGCGTAGTTATGATCCTATTACACAACCAACTGCATATCAATACTTTACTCCACCAGTAATTAATTTTATACCAGAAGATGGTAATGGTGGTGGTGCAAGAGCAGAAGTAATCGTAAATAAAGGTCAAGTAATTAGCGTTGAACTAATTGACGGTGGATCTGGATATACCAAATCTCCAAGAGTTGTTGTTGCAAGAAGATACGATGTAATTGAAGAAACTGATATTGGAGTTTCTGTAATTAATGTTTCTATAAATGCAAATCCCGTTTCATTAACTACCACGGGATTCTCTACAGTCAGTGTTCTTGGTAACCAAATTTCTGGAATCAATACATTTACCTCTATTCTTTTTGAGAGTCCAATTGATAGTGATAGAGTTATTACTTCTATTGTTACACCAAAGGAAGAAGAAGTTAGTGAAGATTTAGCAGCATCTCTAGATGAGATTAAAACAACTGTCAACAGTCAAAGACAAGCAACACCAATAGATACATTCTATGGAGGAACTGAAATTACTGTTCGTATCAATACTCCATATATTGTTGGTATTGAATCTGAATCTACTTTAAGTGCTACTGCAACGAGAGAGATTACAATAACAGTAGAAAATCTCATTCCAAATGATGCTCTATCTAATGTTAATTTCTTCGAGGTTGGCGCATTCTTGGATGTTCCTCTCGATCCAACAGACGATATTGTATATGTTGCAGACACCGCGAAATTCAAGGCAAATGGATATCTGCTTATTGGTAACGAAGTAGTAAGATACTACCGCAAGTATATTGATCGTTTCTTAAAGGTACAGAGAGCACAAAATAACACAGTTGCTCAATTCTGGCAAGCAGGAACTTTCTTAAGACAGATTCCAGATCCAGTATCTATCGCATTTGGTGGTATTTCTGCAATTGAATCTGAATCCCAAACCGTTACATTAAAAGGCGGTCCAGAGATTGGCGGATCTGAAAGAAAGTTGCAAAAACAAGTTGTAACTCCTTCCACAACTGTTACTACTGTTTCTAGAGTAATTACAGCAGAACTGCAACCACAAATTGATGTCCAATCAATTAATAAAGTTGAGACAAAAGTATTCTATAAATTAGAACCATCAGCAAATGACGTTCAATCTTTCGAGACAATACATAATCAAACAGTTGTTCTAAACCAAGTTCAGACTGTACATAGTGAATTTACCATTGAGAAACAACAACTAGAAGTTTTAGTAATTCCACCACCAAGCGGTATAATCGATGGATATGAAGAAAGTGTATACATTGACGATCCTATTAAAACCAGATTGAATGGATTTGTAGATTTGTTAGATGATTATGGTGTTGTAAAAAGAGATGGAACAGTAATTTATGTCCAAAATGAAATATTCTCTGCATCCTCGGAATATATTGGAAACTATACCACTGGAAATGCTGGGCATGTCATTAATCACTTTAATGGTATATTTGATGATGGAAGTGCTGATGTATCTGGATTGACTTTGTTAGAACTTTCTACATATTATCCATCTCTCACACTAAGAGATTTTTCAGAAAGAGCAAAGTCTAGTTATACTCTTGCTGGAGATAAATTTATTTTAATGCCACCAAGTATTCAGAATCCTGTTGCTATCAGTTCTTCTACTGGAACTATTGGTGGTCCTATAATTGTTCAAGATACAACATACTTCCCAGACAATGGATATCTATTTACTTCAAGTGGATCTGTTATCCAATATACATCCAAGACTAATACTTCTTTTGAGGGTTGCACCCTATATTCTGGACCAGATTCAATTACCAGTGGCGACGAATTGGTTCCATTCTCAATCTCCTAAATAACTGCATAAATATAAATAACTCAGGCACAAATCACTACGTCGGAACGAAAAACCAATGGCTGCTATCATCTCTGATAAGTTTAGAATTTTTAACGCTAAACAATTCCTGGAATCCTTGACAGAAGGACCTAGTGAAACCAGTGCAGAACGCACTAGAATGTATTTCTTCGTTGGAAGACCTCAACCCTGGAGGGCATATCTAGAAGTTTATTCTAAGGGTTCTACCAACTTTACGGTTGGCAATGAAGTTTATGTTGGAACTTATGGTTCAACTGCTTTCCGTGCCACAGTTGCTGCTGTTTATGATAGTGCCCTCCTTTTAACCGACGTTTTTGGCAGCAATGGTATTGCTTCAGTTCCTACTCTTGGAAGCAACTTAAAGGAAACTGCAGATGGTGGTGCCACTGATACTGGAGCAGTTGCTAAGACTGGTGTTTATCGTTACGGAACAGAGGATATCCCACCTCTTCCTCTAGATAACCAGAGAGAAAAACTAGGTCTTTATGATGAGATTATCGCTGCTAAGCGTATTACTGATGCATATGCAAGAACAGTTATTCGTCGTTATAACTGGGATTTAGTTGCTAATCCAAAGTTTGACATGTGGAAACCAGATTATTCTGCCACTCCTGGTGGCGGTGGTCAAGTTGGCAAGCAGACTGCAACTTCACAAGCAAGCATCTCTGATGCTAAGTTTTATGTAATGAACTCGGATTACGAAGTGTTCAAGTGCCTTTATAATGGCGAAGGTCCTGGAAACCTAACAGGACAAAACGCGACAGAGCAACCATCAACATCTGGTGCAAACTATAACGGTGCTACTGGTCTTTACACCGAAACTTCTGGTGCTGGTTACATTTGGAAGTATATGTATACCATGCCAACCGATGACGTTCTAAGATTCCTTTCTTCGGACTTCATGCCAATCGTTCTTCCAACAAACAGCACTCGTGTAGCAGTAAATGGTCTTGCTGTTCCTGGTGCTATTGATGTTGTTCTAGTTGAGGATGCTGGTCTAAATCTTCCTGCTTCACAAACATTCTACACTGGAATCAAAGGTGATGGAACAGGTGGTGTAGTAGAAATCACTACCGATGGTTCTGGAACTATCACTGCTGCTAGTGTAGCAGCAAGAGGTCAAGGTTATACATATACCAACATTCTTCTTGGAAATGGCAATCTCTTTACTGATGCTGGTTTAACTTCTGCTTTAGGAACTGCCGCAAATGCAACTGGAGCTCTAGAGGTCGTAATGCCACCTCAAGGTGGTCATGGTTCGGA